GCCTTCGGCTCTTCAGCCTTCGGCTCTTCAGCCTTCGGCTCTTCAGCCTTCGGTTCTTCGGCCTTCGGCTCTTCGGCCTTCGGCTCTTCGGCCTTCGGCTCTTCGGCCTTCTCGACGGCCTTGCGCGGGCGGCCACGGCGTACGGGCTTGTCTTCCGTCGGTACGGCGGGCAAGGCCGGGGCGACGGTGACAAGCGTGGACAGGGCGGCTAGAATCTGATCGAGATTTTCGATACGAACATTCACATTGACATTAAGTTCCATGATTTTTCCTTTTTCGAATTGAAGCGCACCATCGCGCTCATCGAAAATCTACCGCCCTTGCAACAATCAATCCATAGGTGAATACCCCGATGGCGACACGTCGCGCCTTGCGCTATCCTCGGCGCATGTATTCACCCGTAGAAGGACTAGACATGAATCACTTCATCATCAACTATCCGCCGGAAAAGACGGACGCGCTCATCAATCGCCTGCTCGCGCTGGGCTTCACACAGAAGCGCCTCGCCGACGAATGCGGCGTGCCGCAGGCCACTCTGTCCCGTCTGCTCAACAAGACGGCGCAGCCCACAGCGACCAACTACCACAAACTCGTGGTCTTTGCCGCCACTAAGCTAGGAGACAACTGATGGGTTTCGGTGCGACAAAAGAAACATGGGAAGCCTACCGCGACGACGGATGGCTCCCCATGATGCTGCCCGTCGTGTCCGATCCGAAGGCCAAGATCGACCCGCAGTCCAAGCTCAAGGCGTTGGGAAAAACCCCTAGCGTCCTCACGCCTGCAAAGACCGTCGTCGGGGTTTACGGGTGGACAACCATGACCATCGACGAGCGCAAATTCGACAAATGGTCGGGCAAGGACTACGGCATCTGCCTGCGTTGCGGAGACGTGCTCGCGTTCGACTGCGATGTGGAGGACGAAAAGTTGAGCGCGCAGCTTCTGGAGCTCTTTCAAATCATGTTTGGCGAGGCGTCGCTTCGCCGCCGCGCCGGATCGAACAGATGGCTTGCCGTACTGCGCGTGGACATTCCGATGAGCAAGATCATCATCAAGTTCGACAGGAACAACGCGCTTGAAATTTTGGGCTCGGGGCAACAGTTCGTGGCCGAGGGGACGCACCCGTCGGGCACGCGCTACGAATGGACGGCCGGGCACCCCGTGTTCGACAAGCTCCCCGTGGCGTCGAGCGATGACGTGCAAGCATTCGCCGAGCACGTGGCCGAAGAGTTTGGCGGCGCCATCGCCGGCGGCCGCAAAGCCGTCGTGCGTGAGAAGAACGCAAAAGGCTTGCTGCCCGATCCTCTGGCCGATTGGCTCCGCGCCGAGGGGCTTGTGCTCAACGAGTCTGACGGCGTGCTTGACGTCGTTTGCCCGTGGAGAGACGAGCATACGGCGGACACGGGGGAGAACGCAACGCGCTACTACTCACGCGGCGCGAACGGCGAAAAGATGCCGGGTTTCAAGTGTATGCACGCACATTGCGCCGACAGAAACTACGAAGACTTCCTCGCGTGGGCGCACGCCAACGGGTACGAAGATCCCGGCATAGTTGAGGGCTTACCCGTAATTGCCGATCAGCCGACTACGGAGGAGCAGGCGCGCGAGGAAAAGCTGTTCCGAATCCTGAACAGTTCCGTCAATGAAAAGACAGGGCTCATCGAAGCCAACCTGTCCACGGTTATGGCCGCGCTGCAACTGTCAAAGTTCGGTCACATCCATCTTGCCTATGATACTTTCAGCGGCTCGACCGTCTACAAGGACATTCGCGGCGTGGGAAAACCTCTGCGCGGCGACAAGGCGGCTTATGACGAATGGGTACCGTTCGGTGATCCGGAGATGGTGCTCATGCGCGAACGTCTTCAGCGTGAGTTCAACTTCAAACCCGTTGGCGGTGACCTCATGCGCGATGCCGTGATCGGCGTGTCCAACGGAGGCTTGACCGTGGTCGATACGATGGTCGAACACATCAACAAGCATCTGCCCGCGTGGGACGGGGCGCCGCGCGTCGAGAATTTCCTCTCGAAATACTGCGGCTGCGCCGACGATGAATATTCCGCAGCGCTCGGGAAGTACATCTTTGCGGCACTCGCCGGACGTGCGCTCAGTCCCAACGGGATCAAGGCCGACATCGTGCCTATCTTTGTCGGAAAGCAAGGCACCTACAAGTCAACGCTCATTGCCTCGCTCGCCTTGAAGCCCGGCACGAGCAGAGAACTTTCGTTCAACAAATCCGAAGACGACATCAAGCGCTTCATCCGAGGATCGTCCGTCGTGGAAATCCCGGAGCTGTCCGGTATGTCCCGTAAGGATGCCGCCGACATCAAGTTCTTCATCTCGCTTACCGAAGACTCGTGGATTCCGAAGTATTGGGAAACAATGAAGACGGTCAAGCGACGCTGTGTGTTCTTCGCGTCGACGAACGAGCATCAGATTTTGAACGATCCCACGGGATCGCGCCGCTTCGCGCCGATCGAGACGGGAACAATCGACATCGACGCCATCCGACCTTTGATTCCTCAGCTTTGGGCCGAAGGATGCGAGATTTTCCGCAACGAGGGGATCGAGCATCGCCGCGTCGAGATACTTGCCGCAGCGAGAGCGTCCAATTTCGAGCTGCGTGATCCTTGGACTGAAGAGCTGTCGGTGTACGTGAACGATTGGCACACGACGCCGGAGAATGACAGGCCGCCTTTGACTACGAGGACTTTGCTCGAATGCGCTTTGGGTGTTCCTGCGAGCAAGGCTAAAGTGATGGACAGCCGCCGCGTCGGTAATCTCATGCGCTCGCTTGGCTACTACGTCAAGTGTACGAAGAGCGATGGGAAAACCATAAGACTCTGGGAGAGGGATAGATAGCGAAAAGCCTAGGGAAAACCCTAGGCTTTTTTTAGTTGCCGCGTCAGTTATTACGCTTCAACAAGTCCTTCAAATTTGAAGTTACTGATTTTCTTTATGCGTCCATCGGGTTGTGGCTGGTCAATACTAATCCTCTTTGAAAAAGCGTACACGGGTTGAATGCCGACTCTTCGCAATTCCTGCTCAAGCGCCGGCATGAGATACGGAGCTCCGCCGATCATGGCTCGTTTACACGGCGAGCTGCGCAATTTCCAATTGCGTCGGCGCCTCGTTAAATGTTAGCGCGTCGATTAGCTCGGCGCGTTCGTCTGGGAGGAGATCAATCACGCCGATTTCCTCTTGGTCCCGCGTTACCTCGTGCTGCGTGAGATTTACAATCGCCAAACAGCAGCCCTCGTACAGCAAACTGTACAGCGCCGCGCCCACGGTGCGCCCTCCGTATAAACACTGAGAATATGCTCCGTTGACGGCTGGATTAAAAAACGAAACGCAACCGTCCGCGTCTCTAACCGCGCGCACGCCTAACTGCTTTTCAAACTCTTTGGTGATTTCATTTTCGTTAATCATTATTTTCTCCTTTAGTCGCCGCGTCAACTTCGACGGCGCGCTCTTTCCACCATGCCGCGCCGATGATGGCGGGATCATCGCTTTCCGCGTCTACCTCAATGCAGAAGGTATAAGTCCACGGCGCGCACCACGGATATGGGCTATCCAGGTCACCCACATAACCGCCGGCCTTTTTCCAGCCTTCGATGAAGGCTTCCTTTTGCTCATCCGTGTAATCGAATAATCTTACAATCATGGCTTTCTCCTTTTAGTCTAGTTTGTCGAGATCGTCGCGCACCATAGCGAAAAGCGCCGAGCACGCGGACGCCGCGCCGATGATGGCGGCGGCCAAATGCAGACCGGCTAATCCGGCTACAACGGATAAGCACAGCAAAATGATTGCTAAAAGCATAGCTCCTCCTCCTTTCGTGAAAGAATTTCGACCGGTGCGCCCGCGTCACCAGGCGCACGAATCGCTACTCTTGCCAAACGCCGCGCCGGCGCGCGTCGAGTTCGGCCAACAGCTCGATCAAAATAATGCGCTCGTCCGCTGCGTCGTAATTGGACGGGAGCGCGTTAGCCGCTGCGCTTATCTGACTGCGGGCTATTTGCCGCGCCCACGGTTTTGACGCTACGGGGATCACGGCGGCAATATTCCGTAAGGCGTACTCGTTTGCTAGTTTGGCCCGCGCTATTTCGAGCGCGCCGGATAGTGTGCCGGCGTTCGGCACCAGCGCGCGCATAAACTCTTTCATGGGAAAAACTCCAAATTAGGTCGCCACGTCAATATAGACGCGGCTCCGGATTAAATTAGAAAAACGGCGATTAACCGGGCGACCGCGAAAAGCGCCATTACAAAAGCGAATAACGCCAAAGCATCGACAAACAGATTATTATATTCGGGATCAAACATAATTATTCCGCCTCCGTATAAAAGAAAGCGTGGGCCGCGGCTCGGTTAGTGGCGATATATGTCATGGTTTTTTCTCCTTTAGATACGGTAAAAATTCCCGTGGGTTGCGCCGCATTGAGCAGCGCAATCGGCTGAAATTCTTACTCCAATGCTGCTAAGGCTTCGGACCGTTCGGCATCAGTCAAGTCAAGATAATCGGTTATAGCCTCCTTTGCCGCCTCCCCCGCACTATCGGCGTAGAGTCCGCCGAGGCAATCATCTATAACCCCGCAAAAGCCGCCGGGGGATTCGACTCGCGCCTCATACACGCAGCCGGCGAAATACTGATTGAGCGTTTTGATTTCGCCTTCGGCGAACTGTCGCGCGCGTTCTTCGGGCACGTCTGCCGGTACGATGATAACGCCGGCCGCGCCGGAGCCCCGTCCGCAAGAGAAAGGAGAAAGGGACAATGCAACGCCGCTATGCACATAAGCATAGACAACAAAGACGCGCGCGCCGGCGGCTTTTGCCGCCTTAGATTCGGCCTTGATTTCCGTCCAATCTTTAGTTCCGTCGCCTTCGAAATCGCGATTCGGAACGATCAATAGACGTGTTTCGGCGCCGAACTCCCGGCGCGGATTTTCTGCGCTTTCGTCATAATCAACGACGATTCGACGGCCGGATTTGAGGTTGATTGTTAGCATAGCGTTTTCTCCTTTATCCGTGCGGGCGCCTTGCGCGCCTCCGAAATTCATGGCCGAATAGTACCTCATTTTTCTCGATTATGCAAGCTTGAATAATTCTAAATATTTCAGTTGTAACAAGATATTTGTTAAAAGTGTAAGAATCAGAAATAAATTGAAATATTTGCGCTTGCATATTTTGCCGCAAATACGCCGGAAACGCCGGCTTTTTGGCGTTTTGCTTCGCTTGCTTCGCTTCGGCTTCACTTCAAACCGCACATATAAGTCCTTGATTTTAAAGGAAAAACACAGATACCGCAGGTTTGAGCCTTCCTACCTTTCTCCCCGCTTCTTTCTCTCCCCCTCCTTCTTTCTTTTTTCTACCCTTTAGAGAAGAAAAAATAGTGAAGAATATGTGGTTTTCCTTTTAAATCAATGGGTTATAAGTGAGTATCGAAGCGAAGCCGAAGCGAAGCAAGTGAAGCAAGGCGGCTGGCGGCTTTATGCCGCCTAAAAGGGCGCAACGGGAGTTAGTAGCGCGGTCGGTGCACACTCCGGCGCACACTCCGGCGCACACTCCGGCGCACACTCCGGCGCACTGGGGGCGTAAGGGTTTGCCCTCGCGTTTTATTCAACATAATGGGAGTTATGTTGAGTAGTGCGTTCGGGGCACGATGCCTGCCCACGGGACCATGGCATGATCCTCTGAAGCGCGCAGATGCGAGCGATTCTCATTCTACGCCGGGCCCCCGACCCCCAAAAACCGGCTCCGCCGCGCGCGCAGAAGGGGGTGAATAATTTTTCCCGTTTTGGAACTTTATTCAACTATGGATAAACTATGTAGGTTTCTACAGAATTAAAAGGCACCGTGTAAAAAAAATTCGGGGCAAAAATAAATTTTATCCACGCGCGAATAGCAAGCAGGCGTAGTAGAATTGGCCCCAAACGAGATACGTTGGGAGCAAGCATGAAGCTGATAGAGCAAAGAAAAATTCTTGTGGAGCGGATAGCGGCGGGCGATACGCAGGAAGCCGCCCTGATCGCGGCTGGGTTCACGCCGGATACGGCTGCCGCACGCATGGCGCTCGACTATTTGAAGACCTCGGACGGGACGATTGCGCTCAAGCGCGCCATGATAACGAACCACCTCGGCATTGCGGAGCAGGCCGAGCGAACGGACGCGGACGTGATAAGCGACCTGCGCATGGTGTACGGGATGTCGATTGACACGGGAGATTTGAAGACGGCCGTCAAGTGCATTGAGCTTGAGGGACGGACGCGAGGGATGTTTAAAGAAAAGGTTGAGGTCTCCGGCAAGGTCGATATTGTCAACATCATCGCTGCGGCCAGAAAGCGCGTGGCCTTGGACAACAAGCCCTCGGACGTGATCGACGTGGACGCCAAGGAGAAGGAAGAGGACGATCCGATCTGGATGTAATAAAAAGCAACCCCGCACTTGCTTCGCTCAAGTACGGGGTTGCAGACCGCCTTTCATTTGTCTACTGCGTTGTGTTCAGCAGACGAAGTCATCATAGCACATAAAAAGAGGCCCCGCACTTGCATCGCTCAAGTACGGGGCCTCCGCTCTCAGACACATGCCCGAGCGAGAAGGTATCAAACTGCCCAGGCACGCATATAATACACGCAAGGAGTGGCTTTGACATGAGTAATAACCCTGAATTTGAATTGGCCGAGCTTGTCGGGCGCTATGCGATGGACCCGCTCGGCTTTGCGATGATGGCGTTCCCGTGGGGAACGGACCCCCGCTACTCGCTTGTTAAGCTCAAGGAGCCTTGGGCGACGCGGTACAACTCGGAGTACGGCCCCGATGAGTGGACGTGCCGGATGCTTGACGACGTAGCCGAGGGGATCAGAGAGCGCAACTTCGACGGTACGAACGCGGTCGATCCGATCCGAGTGGCGGTTGCTTCTGGCCACGGCATCGGCAAGCAACTAAGTAGTTCCACCTACGTGGACACCCCTACCGGCGTTAAGCGTTGGGGGGACATAAAGGCGGGCGATCTGCTGTGGGGGCCCGACGGAAAGCCAACGCGGGTGATCGACATCCCGTACAAAGGCGTTCGTCCGAGCTACAAGGTGACCTTCGACGACGGCTCGTATACGACCGCAGGGCAGGAGCATCTTTGGACGGTGCGGGGGCGTGCGCAGAGACGAACAGACCGAGCGGGGGGCCCATCCATGCAGTGGGTCACGCTGGAAACACGGGACATCCTCAAAGCGGGCGTCAAGCGACGCAACGGCAAGTCCGCGGCCCGGCAGTGGGAGCTTCCCGCTTATGAGGCAGTGCAGTACCCGACGGCTGATCTTCCCGTGCATCCGTATGTCATAGGCGTTCTCCTAGGTGACGGGAGCCTGGAGACGGCTGTTGTGATAACTTCCGGAGAGGGCATCAGGGGGCGCATAGACGAGATCGGCGTGGCTGTGTCCGACGTCGATCTCGGGGGGCGGAACGCGATCGGTTTTCGCATTCTCAACGCGCGTGGACATCTCCGCCGCATGGGGCTTTTCGGCAGGCTCTCGCACGACAAGTTCATCCCCGATGCGTACAAGTACGCGGGCGTGGAGCAGCGCAAGGAGCTTCTGCGCGGGCTGATCGACACCGACGGCGAGGTGAACAAGAAGGGGACCGTGGGCTACAGCACAGCCTCGAAGCGACTTGCCGACGACATCGTGTGGCTTGCCCGCTCTCTCGGCTGCAAGGCGCGCATCCAACCGACGTACACGCACAAGGGCGAGGAGAAAGAGGGGCGTCCGAGCTATCGGCTCACGATCACATACCCCGAGAACTTCGGTAGGGTCTGCTACGTCAAGCACAAAGCTGAGCGTGTAAAGCCCGTAGCGCGCCGCTATCTCACACGGTGGATCGACAGCATCGAGTACGTGGGTGAAGTGGACGGTTTGTGCGTCTCGGTAGACCGCCCCGACGGGCTGTTTTTGGCCAACGACTTCATCGTCACGCACAACTCGTTTACAACGGGACTTTTGCTATGGTGGCTGCTATCCTGCCACCCGTTCTGCAAGGGGACGGTGACGGCCAACACGATGGGTCAGCTGGAGACGAAGACGTGGGCGCAGTTCGCCTCGATGAAGGAAGCCTGCATCACGGGGCATTGGTTCGGCATCACGATGGCGAAGAACTCGATGAAGGCGTACCACGAGGACTACAAGGAATCGTGGTTCGTGTCGGCGCAGACCTCCAAGGAAGAGAACTCGGAAGCCTTTGCCGGGCAGCACGCGGCCAACTCCACGTCGTTCTACATCTTTGACGAAGCCTCGGGTATTCCGGACAAGATTTGGGAAGTGGCCGAAGGCGGTCTGACCGACGGCGAGCCCATGATGTTTGCGTTCGGCAACCCTACGCGAAACGTCGGGATGTTCTACAACTGCTTCCATCGAGACCGTGCGCGTTGGCTCACCTACAAGGTTGACAGCCGAGAGGCGCAGCTCACCAACAAGAAGAACGTCGAGGAGTGGCGCCAGACCTACGGCGAGGACAGCGACTTCTTCAAAGTCCGTGTGTTGGGCGAGTTCCCGTCCGTGTCCACGGCGCAGTTGATCCCGACCGACGCGGTGGACGCGGCCATGTCGCGTGAGAAGCCCGGCATCAACACGCAGACCTTCACTCAGGCCATCGTTGGCCTTGACGTGGCGCGCTTCGGCGACGACGCGACGGTGCTGTGTACTCGTGCGGGACGGGACTGTGCAACGGTGCAGTGGGTGACGCTTCGAGGGGCCGACGGTCGTCAGGTCGGCGAGCGCGCGCACGCCCACGCACAGATGCTGCTAGACGACTACGGCTTTGGGCAGGTGCGCATCAACTTCGACCGGGCGGGTATCGGCGCTTCTGTCTGGGAGTATTTCCGCTACAGCAACATGGACCCGCGCATCAAGGTCAACGCCGTTGACTTCGGCTCCGGTTCTCGGTGGCCGATGCGCTACCTCAACAAGCGCGCGGAGATGTGGTGCTTGATGAAGGATTGGCTCGTGAAGGAAGAGGGCGTGCTGCCCCGAGACGAGGAGCTTAAGGAACAGCTCATCGCGCCTGAGTATATGTTTACGCCGACCAAGAATCAGATTCAGCTCGAAGCGAAGAAGGACATAAAGAAGCGCTTGGGCGTGTCTCCCGACAAGGCGGACGCGCTTGCGCTAACATTCGCCGAGCCCGCCGCAGAGATCAGCGGCAAGGTGTTGGAGGCGCGCAACAGGGCGATACGAGAGTCGCGCGACCAAGACCCGTTCAAGGGTTTGCAGAGACGAAACCCGTTTGCAGGGAGAATGCGATGATTTTCAAAACGAGAGACCACGAATATTCGTTTAAGCGTGTCAGTTTTGCCGCTATGTCGGCATACAAGGAGTTTGAGCCGCTAATCAAGGCGTACCGATCTGAGGTCGGAAACAAGGATTATCTTGACGGCGTTTTGTCTCGGGATACGTACACCGCGCTCGATGAAGCGGACAAGATGCGTTTTTATGCGATCCTTGAAGATGATGAAAAGCTCGTAGGCGTCGTGACGCTCATGTTCAACAACGTGCTGCACTCCACGATGCTGTCGGCGACGATCGAGAGCTTCTACCTGTCTCTGGAAGCGCGAAAAGGCGGCTTGGCGCGTTGGGTTCTTGAAGAGCTAAAAGGCGCGGCCAAGGAAAAGGGAGCACCCGGCTTTTTGGTGACCGCTCCGAAAGGGTCTCGTATGGACCGTTGGATGATGGCGCTCGGAATGTTGCCCGCGTACGTGGGCTACTACGTCTCGGGGGCTTCGGAATGATGGACGTTGCCAATCACATCGAGAGTACGCCCGCTACTTGCGTTGCGCGTATCCGAGAGGCGGTGAAGGCGCTGAAGGCGCAGTACGGGAAAGAGGACGCGAAGTTTGCCGACGCGAGCGGTCTCATCGAGCTTAAGCATGATTTCCATGCGGGCGTGTACGCAAGAACGCTCAAGGCACCTGCGGGTGTTATTTTAGCCAACGCTCTTATTAGGGTTCCTACTATCCTTATAGTGTCCGGTGATTGCACAATAACAGATACGAACACAAGTATTAGGGTTAGTGGGTATAATGTGTTGCTAGGTGCAAAAAATCGTATGTGTATGGTCAAAACGCACAGCGAGACCTACTTTACAATGATTTATGCAACGAATGCTAAAACGGTGGAAGAGGCGGAGGCTGAGTTCGCCGATCCACAGGATGAACTTCAACACTGAGGGAATAAGAATGAGTGGATACGTCACGGCGGCGGTAGCCGTTGCAGCGTCGGCCGCAAGTATGTATCAGCAGAACAGGGCGTCGAAGCAGGCTGAAGCTGGATCCAGGCGTCAACAGCAGGCCGCGGAACAGGCGCGATTGCAGCAAGAGCAGGATTTTAACCGCCAGAACCAAAACACGGCTGACATCGGTGCGCTTCTGCAAGGCAACACGCCGTCGGGCTCGGCGGGTCTTACGGGCGGTATGTATAAGCCGGGACAGCTTGGCTCAGGCGGTATGCTTGGCCGCTAAGGAGCGTTGAATGGCAGTCAACGTACAAAAACTCCGTGAGCGGTTTCGCGCACTTCAGGAGGAGCGCAATCCGTTTGAGGCGGTGTACAAACACTTGGTGGACTACATTCTGCCGACGGCGGGGCGTTTCGACAACTCGGCGTCCCGCCCGGACACGGATATGTACGACCTCATTTTTGACGCCACGGCAACGGACGCCGTGGGCGTGTTGGCCGCAGGTATGCTCTCCGGCATGACCTCGCCCGCCCGCCCTTGGTTCCGTTTGACGACGGGGGATCGTAAGCTCGACGAACGCGCAGACGTGAAGCGTTGGCTTGCGGACAGCACCGAGGCCATGCAGCGCGTGTTCCTGCAGTCTAACGTCTATCAGGCATTGGAGCAGTGCTATCGAGAACTCGGTGTGTTCGGCACGGCCTGTATGGTTGCGCTTCCGTCCAAGCGCGATGTGATCCACCTGCACTTTATGACTGTGGGCGAGTATTGGATCGCAGAGGACTACGAGCAGCGTGTCAACACGTTGTTCCGTCGATTCAATATGACGGCGGAGCAGATGGTCACTGAGTTCGGAGAGGACAAGGTGTCGCCCACCGTTCGTGAGGCGTACAACACGCCGCGCAATCGGTACAAGCAGTTTTCCGTCATTCACGCCATCTATCCGCGTGATGATTACATCAAGGGCCGCATCCTCAACACGGAAATGCCGTATGCGTCCGTGTACTTCGAGGAAACGACGAAGGACATAGACGGTTCGGACAGTATTCTGCTTGAAGAAGGATTCCGCCATTTCCCCGGCTTGTGTCCGCGATGGGAACTTCATGGCGGCAACACCTACGGCACGTCGCCCGGCATGAAGGCGCTGCGACCCGTCATGGGTCTTCAGGTCGAAGTAAAGCGCAAGGGCCAGGGCATCGACTATCAGACGAACCCGCCGATGCTCTATCCGGATACGATGGAGGACCGTCAGAGCGATTTTGCGCCGGGCGGCATCTCGTACTATGCCGCAGGCACTACGCCGCAGCAGGCTGTTCCGGCTGTGCAGGCAACCATGAATCTGCAGTACCTTACCGCAGACATCATGGAGGTGCAGCGCCGTATCGACAGCTTCTTCTACAAGGACCTGTTCACGGCGATCATGTCCACTCCGCGCACGAATCGCACCGCTTACGAGGTCGATCAGATTGCGCAGGAGCGCATGGCGCTTCTGGGCCCCGTGCTTCAGCGCCTGAATGCGGAGTTGCTCGATCCGTTGATCGCTGCTACCTATGACTGCATGGTGGAAGCTGGTCTTATAGACCCCGCTCCGCAGGGTGTCGAAGGCATTTCCGTCACGTTTGAGTCCATTCTCGTACAGGCGCTTCGATCCGCCGGCATCACGGCGGAGGACCGATTCCTCACGACCGTGCAGGCTTTGGCGGCGCTTGATCCCGCTGTCGTGGACAACGTGGACTTCGACGTTGTGATCCAGAACCGAGGAACGGACCAAGGCGTTGATCCGCGCATCATGCGTTCTCCTGACGAGGTAGCACAGATCAGAGAATCGCGTATGCAGGCACAGCAGCAGCAGGCGCGGATGGCGCAGGCGCAGCAGATGGCGGACGTTGCCGGAACACTCGCCAAGGTAAACCCCGACATCACGCGGGCTACTGACATCACCGCCCTGCAGGGTTATTAAGGGGAAACCCTACACATTTGTTAAAAATGGGGTATGATTACGGCAATGGATAAGGAAAACCCTTACGATCTTCGCGCCGAACTGCGGCGAGAGAAACAAAAGAAGGCGGAGGATGACCGTAAGCGCGCCGAGTTTGAGCTTGCGCTCGGCGCGGTGATGGCCTCCGCTGACGGGCAAAAGGTGTTGCGTGAGATTCTTCGTCGCACGCACATTTTTGCGATCTCGCTTATGGCAGGGAACTCGGACATTACGGCGTTCCGAGAAGGGGAGCGAAACGTGGGGTTGTCTTTGTTGGGCGACATGAACGCAGTTTCGCCCGAAAAACTCGGCGCGATTATGTACGAGGAAATTAAGGAGCATAAGAAATGACAGATCCGGTAGGCACGATTATGGAAGGAACAGGGACCGAGCCCGCTGCGGAAACGGCGCCCGCTCCCGCTGCAACCGCAGCGGGCACCGGTACTGAGCCGCAGACCACGGCGACCGATCCGCAGACTTCAACCGCGAAACCGTCCAAGGAGGGCGGCGACTCGGCGGGGGAGTCCGGCAAGCAGAGTACCGGGAACCAAGGCGAACGCAAGGGTTTACTCGTAGCGGAAGACGAATCTAAGCCCGAAGGCGATGAGCTCGGTACGCTTGGCGCTCCGGAGGGGGACTACGAAGTAAAAGCCCCCGAGGGCAGCGTTCTCGATTCTACTGTAATGGGCGAGCTCGGTGCAGTAGCCAAGGAGCTTAACCTGTCTCCGACCGCGGTTCAAAAGCTCGTAGATAGGGTCGCTCCTGTATGGCAGAAGCAGGGTTTGGCTCATGTTGAGAAGTTCCGCAAGGGGTGGACCGAACAGAGCTTGGCCGACAAAGAATTTGGCGGCAATAATTTTGACGCCAATATTAAGGCCGTGAACAAGGCGTATACCAAGTTCACGACGCCAGAACTCCGCACTCTTCTCGAAGAGAGCGGTTTGAATTGTCACCCGGAAGTCATCCGACATTTCTACCGTCTTTCCAAAGCAACGGAAGACGGCAGATATATCAAGGGTACGGGCAACGGGAGCATACCTTCCGGTGACATCCGCAACTTCTACAAGGGTATGAACCCTTAAGGGAAAAATAAATGGCAGATGAAAATCGTTACACTCTTGCCGAATACGCGGGTCTCGCCGGACTTAAAGGCGTAGACCTTGACGTGGTGCATACGATTGTGGACTGTATGCCGATTTTCGACAGCGCTCCGCTTATCAAGTGCAACTCCGGCACCATGCACAAGACGCAGGTCGTCACGTCCTACCCCGCAGGCCAGACCCGTGGGTACAACATGGGTGTGAAGCGTGAGAAGGCTACGGCCAAGTTCGTGCAGGATACCACCTGCATGACCGAAACCTTCAACGAAATCGACCGCAAGATTGCCGCGCTCAACGGCAATTCTGCTAAGTGGCGTCAGAATCAGGATGCCGCCTTTGTTCGCGGTCTCGCAAACAAGACTGCCGAACGTATTTTCAACGCTTCGCTCAAGCGCGATCCGTTTGAATACGACGGTCTCGGCGTCCGCTACAACAAAATCGGCGACTGCGTTATCGACGCAGCCGGCACGGGCAACAACCTGACGGATATTTGGCTCGTGAACTGGAACAAGTCTTCCGTTCACCTTATCTATCCGGAAGGCGGCGTTGCCGGTCTGACGACTGAGTTTGAAGCCAACGTTGACGCCACTGACGAAAAGGGCGGCATCTTTAAGGCTGACCGTACTTGGTTCCGTTGGGATCAGGGTCTTTCTGTTCCCGATCCGATGCAGGTCATTCGCGTTGCCAACGTTGACATCGACAAGGCTCTGCAGGGTGCTTCTGAAGTCGATCTCGTGAAGCTCTTGACTATGGCTGTGGAACGTATCCCCGACGAAGTGTTCGCAGGGTGCGCTTTCTACATGAATCGCTCTTTGCGCGCAGCTCTGCGTCTGCAGATTCAGAACCGCGCCAACGTGCAGTTCACCTTTGACAACTATGCCGGCAAGCAGGTTCCCTCCTTCGATGGCATCAAGATTCACAAGGTGCCCGATTCTGTTATTCACAACTACGCTGCGGCTAACAAGATCAAGTAAGGAGGTGACGAATGTACGACGCAAAGTTGCTCTTCTGTGAAGCCAAGGACATCAAAGGCGCAACCACTGAAACGGGCGTGGTCGATCTTGGTCAGGCTTCGCCCGACCTCGGTATGACCGACTGTCCTGCTCTTGGCGTGACGGTTCAGATGACGAAGGCTTGGGCTGGTGGCTCGACTCCGAAGGTAACCTTCGAGATTCAGCACGCTGACGACAACGGCTCCGGTTCTGCCGGTACGTTCTCTACGCTTGTGTCCACGGGCGCGGGGGCTGCCGACGCTACGATGCCGGAATCGTTTGACATCCGTCTGCCGATTCAGCACAAGCGCTACCTGAAGGTGAAGGTCACCACGACCGGCACCCCGACGGCAGGTTCGGCCACCATCGGTATCACCGACGGTACGCAGAAGAATCCGTTCTACACGCGCGAAATCTAAGACAACTTAGATTGCGGTACAATAAGGGACGACTCTTATAAGGGTTGTCCCTTATTTTTTATGGTGAATAACAATGGCTTCTGAAAAGGATATTTGCATCTACGCGCTTCAGCACGTCGGTCAGTTCGCCGACTTAGTTTCGCTTGAAGAAAACAGCGCGCATGCCTCGGTTGCTAAGACGGCGTACCCGTTTGTGCGAGACGCGATGTTGGAGCGCCACGCATGGAATTTTGCGACGACGACAAAGAGATTGGCGCGCATCGAGAATCAAGACGACGAGGCCGCGTTTCCGCTTCCGTCCGACTGCTTGTGCGTTGTCGACGTGCGCGCGGCCGAAGGTCCGCTTGAGCGGCCCGATCCGTGGGATACGCGCCTAGTGGGGGACACGCGATGCGTCGTTCTTACGGGGTGGTACGCCGCCTGCGTCACGGAGATCACGATCAAGTACGTCAAGCGCGTGACGAACACGGCCGCATTCTCAGCAGGCTTTACGGAAGCGCTGTCGTGGAACTTGGCCGCGGCCGTCGCCGGCCCCATCATCAAAGGCGACACGGGAATCACCGTAACGCAGAAGCTGGCTCAGTACGCGCAGGCTTTTGAAATGCGAGCGACAGCCACAGACTCTGCGCAGGGCAAAGAGCGTAAGCGGACGCCTTTGGCTCCGTGGCATGGCTTTGGGTTCTACTACCGCAAAACGGAGTCGCGGTATCCAACGCCGATGGACGAACGGGGGGATTTTGAGTTATGAGCGCCCGCGTAACACAGCTATCGTACAACGCGGGTATTTTGTCCGGTCTTATGGAAGGTCGTGCGGACGACACGAAGTATCAGGCCGGGCTTGCTGTTTGCCGCAATGCTTTCTGCACGCCGCAGGGCCCCGTACAAAACAGAGCGGGGTTTATGTTCGTCAATTCGACGAAGTACGCAAACAAGAAGGCGCGCTTGATTCCGTTCACATATTCGTCCGATCAGACCATGATTATTGAGTTGGGGGACAAGTACGCGCGATTCCACACCCAAGGGAAAACCCTAATGGGCGACGACGGACAGCCCTACGAGATCGAAACTCCGTGGGCCGCGGAAGACCTGTGGGATTTGCATTACGTGCAGAACGCCGCCGTGATGACGATCACGCATACTGCGTATGCCCCGCAAGAGCTGCAGCGGTATTCGCTTACCGATTGGCGAATCAGGCGATGCAATTTTGTCTCTACGCTGTTGCCGCCTAAATCGGTGAGTGCCAAGAGAATTACAGAGGCGAAGGACGACCATAACGCGAACAAGTATACGCAGAGCTACGTCGTCACGGCGCTCAACAAAGACCGTACGGAGGAAAGCGAGAAGTCAGAGTCGGTGTCTGTCGTGGCAAACCTTTACGCAACGGGTACGACCGTAGCGGTTAGTTGGGGCGCTGTTGAGGGCGCGGCGTTTTATCGCGTTTACAAGCTGCAGGGCGGTATTTACGGCTATATCGGCGAGACAGAAAACCTGTCTATCGTCGATGATAATATCGCGCCGGAGACGGGCACAACGCCGCCGTATCAGGACGATACGTTCGGTACGCCTAAAGGCATCACGAAGGTTACGGTCGTAAACGGCGGAAGTGGCTACGTGTCATACCAAAACGGCGTTGCGTACACGGGAGGCTTGCCAGATTGGGCGGAATCAAGCTATGGGTTCGGCGCGGCGGCTCGGGTGTCTAGCAAAGTATCGAAGCCTGATTTCCCGGAGCCTCCTTACGATGCTATTCGCTCCTATGTAGATGTGGTTGATACCGAAGGAGGAGCGGGAAAAGGAGCCACCGTAGATTTTGAATTTTATACGTCAACAAGTAGAGACACTAATGCGTCTAGTAGTGATAGCGGTGGAGTTACGTACTACGCCTACACGTATGCGTACATAAAAACGGTTATCGTTACTCTTCCGGGCGAAGGGTATCAGCGTCCCGTTCTGCGTATGCTTCGGTCTAAGTTTTTGAGCCGTGCTGGTATTAGCTATTACCGCTACCAGACTCCTGCCGATAACGAGTGGGCGAACAAGGATGCGGACTACTTTTACCTTGATTTGGCGACTACTTCTAAGAACGTAGATATGGTCGTCTCTGATGAAACAGGCACGGGTGCCATTCTTGTTCCGACCGGTAAAGATGGCGCCATTGTATCTGTTCGTGTGAAGTACGCCGGAAGAGACTATACGAATCCAACTGTTACGGTTGTGTCTCCTGAAGGGTCAGGTGCGGTGTTTGAATGCGAGGTCGGCAAGGGTTCGGACAATCCGTCTGCAGTGGGGTATTTTGAACAACGGCGCGTGTTCGCCGGCTCCGCGATCAATCCGCAGCGAATCTGGCTGTCGGCAACGGGAACGGACAGTAATTTTACGTACCACCTCCCGCTGCAGGACGACGACCGAATTGCTTTTGACATTGCGTCCCGAGACTTGAATCAGATTCAGCACGTTGTTGCTTTGCAACAGCTTATCATGCTGACTTCTGCCGCAGAGTGGCGCGTATCGCCTTTAAACTCGGATGCTATTACGCCGACGTCCATTTCTGTGCGTCCGCAGTCCTACGTTGGCGCTTCGCCCGCGCAGCCTGTTCTTACGAACAACACGGTTGTGTACGTAGCGGCGCGAGGGGGGCATGTACGTGAAATTTCGTATGATTACAATGCGGGCGGATACATTTCCGGCGATTTGTCGCTTCGCGCAAACGAGCTTTTCGATGAAGCGCAGATCGTTGATTTAGCGTACTCCAAAGAACCATTTCCCGTCGTGTGGGCGGTAAGCTCTACGGGTTCTCTGCTTGGCTTTACTTACGTTCCCGAACAACAGGTGGGCGCCTGGTTTGAGTTCACAACGAGCGGTGCGTTTGAGTCTGTTTCTGTTGTGCAGGAAGGCGAAGAGGATGCCGTGTACTGCGTCGTCTCTCGTAACCTTGGCGGAAGACGTGTTCGTTCCGTTGAGCGAATGGGTCGAAGAAGCGCGAAGGCTAAGAAGACTGATGTGTTTTTGGACATGGCGGGTCGCTACGAAGGCGTGGAAACGAGCACCGTGTCAGGCATTGATTGGCTATCCGGGCTTTCCGTAACAGTTAATGCGGACGGCGTCGTGTACGAGGATATGCGCGTGTCGGATCAAGGAACGCTCGCGCTGCCGAAGGCGGCCAAGGTCATAACGGTTGGTCTTCCGTACAGCATGGAGCTACAGACTATGCCTTTGATTATGGGACTTAGCGATGGGTCTTTGGGAAAGGGTCGCGTCAAGAACGTAAGTCGAGTTTGGCTAAGGCTTAAAAATTCAGCCGTACCAGAAGCCGGAGCTTCATTCGATCGTATGCTTCAGATAAAAACTAGGACTAAAGAGATTCCGGGCACGTCTCCTGATTTGGTAAATAGCGTTGTGGAGGCCATGCCGTTGGGTTCGTGGGGCGACGACGCCGCAGTGTGCATACGCATGGCGAAGCCGCTTCCGTTTACTTTGATTTCGCATTCGGCCGATGTTTCGGTTGGGGGTTGAGGATGGCAGGACAACAGACAAATCAGTTCGGCACGCCGATGCTTGCGCTCGGGATCGTGGGCGCGATAAACACGGGTGTAAACGCCTACTTCTCGTCCAAGATGAACAAAATCCAGATGGAGTTGCAGGCAAAGCTTGCTGAAGAAAATCAGCGTATGTCCGAGCTTGCCGCTCAGGATGCTCTGTATCAGTCGCAGGTAAGGATCGGTGAAATATCCCGTAAGGCGCAGCAGGTTAAGTCAAACCAGAAGGTGTCGATGGCCGCGGCGGGTATTGCCGCCGCAGGCGGTACCTACGCGGAAGTGCTAACATCCACGGACATTATGAAGGAAGAAAGCATCAACATCGAAACGATGAACGGGTACAAGGCGGCGTGGGGTTATAGAATGCAGGGGCTTAACTACGGCGCGCAGGCCGGAGCCGCTAGGGTGTCCGCGTCGTCTGGCAATGCCTTTGCGCAAGGCTTCACGGGACTTGCTTCCGGGCTAACGAATGCGGCGTATCAGTACGCTTTATTTAATCGAAAGGATTAAACGATGCAAGAAATCAAAGGGCTTATGGCTACGCCCACAGTGCGGTCTGCGGGAGGACTTAGAGCGGCGGTTCCGCAGTTGGACATGACAGCCCAGAAGAACGCGAACGAAGCGCTGTCCAACGCCACGAAGTATTTTGCGCTTCGTACTCGTCAGGAGAAGCAGGCCGAAGAGGACATGCTAAATGCGCGTGCGGCGTCGCTCATTAACGAGTACAACCTCTACGGTAAGGATGTGCTGTACGGAAAGAATGGCGCGATGTACCAAAAGGGTACCGAAGTCGTAAGCGGCGTGGGCGGTGAGCCGTGGGTTTCGTACAACCAAGGGAAGCTGCGAGAGAAGAGAGAAATAATTCTTTCGTCGTTGGAGAACGATCCGCGACTGCGCGACAGAGTAGCGGCAGGGCTGGAAAAGTTGGACGTTACTTTCTACAGCACTCTTGATGCGCACTACGGGCAGGAGAGCCATAACTACGTAGTCGATCAGGCTACCATCGGACTTAACAACGAGCTTTCTGCGATTACCGCCGGTGGCGTTACGTCGGACAGAGTTAAAGCCGTTAAGGGCTACATGGCAGACTTAGCACGGTTCGCCGGCAGAAACGTAAAAGACCCGACGTATGCTAAGGCATACGACACGGAAGTAAGAACCAAAGTGTCTGCCGCCGCTAAAGACGGCATCACGCTTCTTCTCGACCGTAACGACACGACCGGAGCAGATGCTAAGTACCTTGCGGCCGTTAGCGAGGGTATGCTCGATGCGAACGATCAGCTTGCCGTTCAGAAGCAAATCACCGACAAGAAAGATGCTTTGTTTGTTTCGGATGCGGCAAGTAACGTAACGGCTATGTCCGCGCAGGACAGAACTCCTACGTTTGTGGCCGCAAGAGCTGTCGCTCCACAGAGCGGTGTGCTTGACAGCTCGTTGCTGTCCGCGGCGGGATTGGACGCAGGTAAAGCCGTCGAGGACGGCTACGGAAAAAACAAGGCCGTCACGGAGTCCGTCAACGCACAGGTGATGGGCGCTCTGGTGCGTGAGTACGGATCGGCGGAGGCAGCCATCGCGGCTGCGGTGGTTGGAAAAGACGCGCTAGAGGCCGCCGTACGGAGCGCCGCTGAAAAAGGGAATATCGCCGCTTGGCAAACGGAGCTGTCGCCGGAGAACAAGGGCAAGGTTACGTCCGCGGTTCGTCGTTACAAAAGCGATGCGATGGGCCGTACTGTTCCCGATGAGGCAGAGCTTAGGATGCGCGTGGTGTCGCTTTATCCGAGCGCAACGCCGGATCAGGTTAACAAGATCGTTGATGAAGCCAAGACCAGATTGGTGGAAGAAACGGCTATGCGGTCGGCTCGGCAATACGCCGCGGCAAACAACGTTGTTTCTGCGTTGTCGAACGGAGAAACGCCGAATGCGTCAGACCTCGCTGTGTTGTCTCCGGAACAGACCGTGGCGGTATCCGCGTTGAAGGCACGTCAGCGAGCCGAAAATCCGCCGTCCGACATGGCCTTTTATATGAGTATTCAGAACCCGCAGACGCTTAAGGGCATGAGTGACGCAGACTTTGTTTTGCTCGGGCAAGCCAATCTTAGTCCGGAGGAGTACGCCGAGGCGTCGCAGAGACGAAATGCGCTAAAGGGTGTAAAGAATCTGGATAAGTTGTACGTGTCGAGAGACACGGTTAAGCCGATGGTTGAATCCTTCATGGAGTCCATGAATCCAAAGTACAACGAGGACGACGACGGCAAGTATATATTCAACCGAACGGTAGACCTTGTGCGTCGAAAAGTGCAGGAGGTGGCAAACGCCCGAGGCAAGGAGCTGACGAAAGCCGAGGTCGAAGAGATCGTCGGGCGGACGCTTCGCGGAGATCGTTTCTTTGTGCCGCCGGGGGTTGTGAAGAGCGGCGAGTATAAGTCCGTGTATTTGCTTGAGTTTGGAGACCTGTCCGACACGGCCAAGGACTTGGCAAAAGAAATGGCTAAGTCTGTGTACGGCGATAGCTTTCCAGATGACGCATCCGCGCTGTCCGCGTTCAAGGAGTTTTTGCTGTTTTCTACCGAGGATTTGCCGGACAACGTGATCGCCAAAGCAAAGGCTAAATACAGCGACAAGATAGACATTGTGCGAAAACGCGCCGAGGGGCAAAATAAGTACCTTACGGATACGGCGGCTATTCGTATGACTCTGTATTTGCTTCAGAGAGACCCCAAATATTTTGGGCTCTTAGGAAATGAGACCGACCCGAAGTACAATTCCGCTACGGGCGTCAGAAAGAGCGTTTTGTACGACGAAGAGTTTAGGGGCGCTGATTAACAGGGGAGCTTAGATGTTTGAGGACGACACCCTCAGTGAAATTATCAAGGCGGACGTTATGGCGTCCGTCCGAGAAAATGCGATACGGAACGTAGGGGTTAACCCTGACCAAGAGGCGGAGCTTCAGCGAAAAGCGGATACGCTCGGCATTTCACCGGACGAGGCTCGTGTGGTCACGCCCGTAGAGCTCGACAAGATGCTCGCGGAGCGATTCGTCGCTAATCTGGATTTGCCGTTGGCTACGAGAAAGCTGCTCGCCAACGATCAACTTTCTCGCTTGGTGGCTACTACGCCGCAGGCATACGAGAGCTTGTCAACGGTGGATCAGCTTGTTTCCCGTTTCGGAAAGGGCCTTGCGCAGGACACCGTGTCGGACGCAAACCGATATATAGGCGGGCCCGAAGAACCGCTTGCGGCATACGATGTGGATGCGGAGGAGGGCGCCGACTTTACGTTCCTGAAGAAGTGGGCGGCGCGAGCCGATAGTCCGCTTATGCAGGACATCCAAGACAGAATCCGGGAATCGTCCTACGAGATTGCGTCCGCCAACTACGACCTTCGACAGTACGCAACACCGGTGGCAATGCAGGAGATTGCAGAGGCAGAGACCGTCGGTGAAGCGTTGGGCATTGCATTGAGCAACCCCGTTGACGTTATCCTCGGCACGGGCCTTGAGAGCATCGGCGCAATGGGCATGACGCTTCCCATTACGGCGGCGGCATACGCCGTGAACCCCGCTCTCGGCGCGCTGTCGATGGGCGTAGCCTCCGCTGGCGTTGAGTACGGAGCATCGTTGAACGAAGCCATGATCGAGGCGGGTGTTGACGTTACCGACCCTGCGTCCATACGCAGGGTGCTAAACGATCCTGTTTTCATGCGGGGAGCAGTTTCAAAGTCTCTGAAACGTTCTTCTGCCGTTGGGTCTTTCGACACTCTCGCAGGCTTTATTGCGCCCGCGCGTCTGTCTCCGGCCACGTCCGCGATTGCGGCGGTCAAGGCGGCAAAAGGCCGCCTGACGGGAACGGGACTCACGGTAGCGCAGGCTAGAAAGGACATTGCGCGTACGCCTCTGCAGCAAGAGCTTGAGAACGTTGTTTCGCAGATGGTAGTAGGCGGCGCTCTTGGCGGCGCGGGTGAAGCCGCGGGTCAGCTCTCCGCTGAAGGCAAGATCACGTCCATAAGCGACATTGTTCTTGAATCCATCGCGGATTTGGCTACGGCCCCCGTGGACGTTTTGGTGGCGCGAGCAGATGCGCGTAAGTTTGCCGTAACAGAAAAGGCAAGAGCCGTGTCCGCGAAACAGGATGCGCAGGTTCTTATGGAAGTTCTAGCGCAGTCCAAGACGAACGAGCTAAATCAACGCGCCCCGCAAGCGTATCAGCAATTCCTTAATGATGCCGCCGAAGGTCGCGGCATTGGCGCTCTTAGCGCAAGCGTTCAAACGCTCAAGGAGTTGGGTGTGTACGAAGCGCTCCTCGAAGCCGCTCCGAATCTGCGTCCGCAGGCGGCATTGGCTGAAGCAACGGGCGGAGACTTGGACATTCGACTTGGTGATTTGTCCGCGCTTAACGACGCAAGTCCGGAGGCGGCCAACAAGGTTGTGTCTGTCGTCCGTACAACACCGGACGGCATGTCGCTTCTCGAAGCACAGGGGTTCGATGCCGAAGCGGGCGCACAACTTTCTGAAACGGCACAGCGCTTGATGCAGGAAGAAGCCGACGCTATGGTCGTGGACGCGGGGCTGCGCAGCCAAGTCAACCGTGCGGCAAAGGAAATCGAGCGTGCGGCCAATGCGTATTTTGATCCTGAGCAGGCCAAGGCGGCGACGACGCTTCAGAAGTCGATCATCTACAGCCTGTCCAAGCGTCTGGGCATTGCTCCGAAGGACTTGCTCACGCTCAACGGGAACAAGCTGACGTTTGACATTGCCGCTCGAATGCACGGTCTTAAGGGCGTTCGCGGGCGATACGCCCCCGGAACCAACACCGTGCAGGTGTTCAGAACGGGCGACGTGCGTACTTTCACGCACGAGATGGCGCATTTCTGGCTTGAGTCTTTGGCCTCGATCGCGCAGGGTCTCTATGCAAACGGGACGCAGGCTACGCCCGAGATGCAGATGACGCTTGACGCTCTCGATGGGGTCATCACTTGGCTCGGCGGCAAGGGCGACACGGCGCAGGCGCGTTTGGAAGATTTCCGCTCATTCAGCGGAGACAAGTTGAAAAACGCGCATGAAAAATTTGCCGAAGGCTTTGAGACATACATCACGAAAGGTGAAGCGCCGTCCATGTCTTTGGTACGCGCCTTCGAGATGATGAAACAGTGGATCAAGGATTCGTGGAAGTTCTTCGGCATTACGCGAGAAGAGCTGAGTCCTGAAGTGCTCGGCTTTTACGACACGCTGTTCTTTGCCGATCAGGAGGCGGCCGATGCCGCAGCCGGGTCGTATCGCTTGTCCAAGGAGCGCTCCGCAATTCTCAAGGAGTCGTTGACCCCCGAAGAATATGCGGCGTACATGAGCGCGCAGGAAGCATACATCGGTGAGGCATCCACCGAGGTCGGCGTTGCTGTAGCGGAGAATAAAAAGCTAATCAATTCCAGACGCGAAAGAGAGGCCAGAGGAATTGAGGTCGAGTACAAAAACATTCTGAAGGAAGAGACGGAGAAGGTTCGCGCCTCGCGCCCGTATCAAACGCTCGCGGCGCTGACGGCCTCAAAGAACAGAGAGGACGGTATTCACTTCAAGATCGAAGCCGCTTCTGCAAAGGCCATGCTTACGCCCGAAGCATACGAGTTCGCTTTGGCTCGTGGTTGGCTCCGTCGTCAGGGGCAGAATATGCTGTCGGCCGCTGACGCCGCCGAACTGCTCGGGTACACGACTCCGCAGGAGCTTGTTGACGAAGCCATTTCTGCGTTCAACACTCCGCCCGAGACGCTTGCAAAGCCGAACGCCGATAAGATTTTCGTGGAAATTTACGGTGAAGCCGCCACGCCCGCGGGCATTGCGCGCTTGGCTACGAACGCTATTTACAACGGAACTCGAATCTTGATGCTCGCTACGGAGTTTAAGGCGCTCAAAAGGATCAACAGTCCCGTTCGCTCGCTCGTGTCTGCGGCCAGAGCGTTTGCCAAGGACATTCTGTCCGGCCGCAAGGCGCTTTCGCTCAAGCCCAGAAAGTATCAGCAGGCCGCCGTTCGTGCGAGAAAGGCGGCGGATCGTGCTCTTGCCAAGGGCAATTTAGAGGCGGCCGCCGAGTATACGCGCGCCGAAATGCTGCAGACTGCGATGGCAAACGAGGCGGCGCGCACGTTAAAGCGCATCGACCAATTTCACAAGCGTCTTAAGAACGCCACCAAGAGCAAAACCATCGACTTTGCGCACCGCGATCAACTCATAAACATCGCCGTGCAGTATGGCTTTATTTCTTCTAAGCGCCTTAAGACTGTTGCCGCACCGTCCTTGTCTGAGTTCCTGAAGGCCAACGGGTATGAGGTGGAGCTCGGCATGGACAGCGTTCCGACAGGCGTTACGGCGGACGACCTCACGGTTGAGCAGTACGAGCAGACGATGGACGTTGTGGACAGGCTGATTGCGCGCGGGAGAGCCAAGCACACGGCGGACAAGTCACAGGCCAAGGGTTCCGTAAACCAGAGAAAGGTTGAGCTGAACAACACGGCCAAGACCAGCGCTGAAAGCATGGGCCGCGAGGCTCGCAAGGCCGTAGTCACAGAAACCCGTCCGTGGATGAAGGCCAAGGATACGTTCGTTGGTTTCTTCCACACGCACATCAAAATGTCAACGTGGGCGCGCATCCTCGACGGCAACAAGTTCGGCGCTTGGTTCGAGTACATCATCAAGCCCGCAAACAAGTTGTCCGACAAGGAGACGAAGTGGAACTCCGAGTTGACGAAGAAGCTCGACGACATTCTCAAGCCGTTCTTCGAGGGAAACCCCAACGGCGATTGGGTCGAGATCGACGGCGTTCGCTACAACCTTCAGCAACGCTTCGTCATCGCGCTCAACGCAGGCAACGAAGTGAACCTGCAGCGCATCATGGACGGCAACGGGTTTACGCGGGAACAGATCGGAAAGATCATGGCGTCCTTGACCGATGGACAGCTTGCCGCTGTACAGCGTATCTGGGATTTGTTCGAGTCGCTTCGCCCCGAGATTGCAAAGCTCGAATACAAGCTAAACGGTAAAGAGCCGAATTGGACGGAACCCGTACCCATCGAGGTGGAGCGTCCTGACGGCAGTAAGGTCACGCTTCGCGGCGGTCACTATCCGATAACCTACGACTACACGTCCCCGGGCGCGGCGTCGTCGGCCATTGCTCGTGATATGGAGAACGCGGAGAAAGCGGCGCTTGAGGGCGGGCATACGGGAACCACGACAACCCGCACGTACACGAAGGACAGAAGCGACAAGGGCTTGGGTATCCCCGTAAGCACGGCGTTGGAGCCCTTGTTCTCGAAGCTGCAGGAAGTCGTACATGACCTTACGTGGCGTGAGTTTTTGCTCGATATGCAGAGACTTCGTGCAGACTCCAAGGCAGAGGACGGGACCGTGATTCCCGGCATTACGTCCACGATCTCGGCATACTACGGTGCATCGGCCGCCAAGCAGTTTGACGCATGGCTTCAGAACATCGCATACGGGAACAGACGACCTCCGTCCGGCTCCCTCGATCAGTTCGCAAGCCGATTGCGCAGAGGCGTGTCGATCTCCGGCCTTGGCTTCAACATCGTGTCGGCGGCCGTACAGATCACGGGCTTGATCCCCGCGATGACCCGTTTGGGCGTGGGCGGAGTGGCTTCGGCTGTGTCCGACTATTTCGGCAATGTACGGGATAACACCGTATCCATTGCCGCAAAGTCTGACTTCATGGCGAACCGTGCGCGTACGTTCCTGCGAGAACTCGACGAGATCAACAACCGAATCGAGGGCGGGCAGAGCAAAGCGGCCAAGGCGCTTCGCGGACTTCAGGATTCGGCCTATGTGTTTATGGCGTTTGTCCAGAACCACGTCGACCGTATCGTTTGGCTTGGGGCGTACAAGAAGGCAACGCTCGAAGGTCTGAGCGAAGAAGACTGCGTGGCACGAGCCGATCAGACGGTGAGAGACACGCAGGGCTCCGGTCTGCTTGCGGATATGTCCGCCGCGGAAATGGGTTCTCTGGCAAAGCTCTTCACGTCGTTCTACTCGTTTATGAACACGGCGTACAACCTGAACGCGGCCGCGCTCTTAGGCGAGAAGGATCGGTACAAGGCAGCGGGCAACATCCTGACCGTATCGGTAGCCTTGCCTATTATCGAAGGTTTTCTCCGTGCGGCTCTGGCTCCCGGAAGCGATGACGACGATGACAAGGAGTGGACGAAGTACGCGCGCGAAGCCGCGGGCAACGTCGTGAACTTCAACCTCGGTCTTCTCGTGTTTACGCGAGAGATGTCGAGCATGGCGGGCAATTTCGTTGCGGGAGAACCCGTGTTCACTTGGCGCGGTCCGTCGAGCCTTCGCGTGATCTCGGACGTCGGACAGGTCATCAGTCAGTCTGCGCGGGGCGAGTTCGACAAGGCTTTGGTCAAGTCAATCGTCAACGCGGCGGGCGCTACGTTCGCTTTGCCTGCGGCGCAGGTCAACCGAACCATTGACGGTTTCGATGCGTTGATCGTCGAAGAAAAGACGAACGACCCGACTGTTCTGATCCGAGGCTACAAGGAAAACTAAAATAGAGTAGAATCTCCCCTGGGGTTAACCATAACACTAGGGGAATTTTTCATGTCTATGCCTGACGCGGGACGCCGGTCTTCCGTCTATGTCGGCACGGGATCGGTACGCGAGTTCTCCTTCGCCTTTAAGATTTTTGCGGAGGAGCAGGTAGCCGTATACCGTTTGCGCGACGGAGCGGAGCAAGAAGAGCTAGTCCCCGTAACCGAATACTCCGTGTCGCTTGAGGAAATCGGCGGCACGGTTGCTTTCACTACGGCTCCCGCGCAGGGAGACAAGATCGTTATTGTCTCTGCGATTGACTACACGCAGGGTCTCGGCCTCAACGACTTTGGCGCGTTCAACCCGAGCGACCTTACCGACGCTTGGGATAAGAACACGGCGCTCATTCAGCAGGTAGCTGGCATGGCCGAGCGATCCGTGCAGATGCCGAACACGTCTTCGGAGAATCCCGAAGAGTTTACCAAGTCGCTGTTCGCCGCGCGCGATGAAGCTGTAAAAGCCGCGGGAACCGCGAGCGGAGCCGCTTCTGCCGCCGGCAGCTCGGCTTCTTCGGCCGCATCCTCTGCCGCTTCTGCCGCTGAGTCGGCGAAAAGTGCCGGAATGTCCGAAACGAACGCCAAGACTTCTGAGACGAACGCCAAGACTTCTGAGACGAACGCCAAGACTTCTGAGACGAACGCCAAGACTTCTGAGACGAACGCCAAGACTTCTGAGACGAACGCCAAGACTTCTGAGACGAACGCCGCCGCTTCTGCCGCGGCCGCCGCTGAGAGCGCGAGAGTCGCGGGCTTTTCCGTTCGCTACTTTGGCGCTACGGCTACGCCATCGGGAACGCTTTCCGTATCCTCGCTGATTCCTTCTGCGGGCGTTAAGATCGGCGACAACGTGCTCGACGTTACGGGTAAGCTCTACGCCATCGCATCCATCTCGGGCGACACGGCTACTCTCGGCGCACAGCTCACTGATCTTATGAGTCCACAGGGTCCGCGAGGCGACAAGGGCGACAAGGGCGACCAAGGCATTCAGGGCATTCAGGGCATTCAGGGCATTCAGGGCGTTCAGGGTCCTCGCGGTGAGATTGGCCCGCAGGGCATCAAAGGGGACACGGGCGCGCGGGGGCCCGCCGGCGAAACTGGCGAACGCGGCCTTCAAGGGCCGCAAGGTGTTCAGGGTCCAAAAGGAAATGATGGTGACAAGGGCGACAAGGGCGGCAAGGGCGACAAGGGCGACAAGGGCGACAAGGGCGATACCGGAGAGCCCGGACCGCAAGGGCCGAAGGGTGACCCCGGAGACATTACGACGGCCATCAATGCCTCCTACATTCAGTTTCAGGTCGATTTGACGGGCAACTTGGTTGTGAAAACCACTTCCGCGTCAGACGCCGAATATTCGATCAACGCCAACGGCGAAGTGGAGATTTCTTATGCCAACAATTAACGTCGGCCGAGTTCGGCCTGTGTACAAAGGCGATTACAGCAGCTCGGCTTCTTACGTCGTGCTTGACCGCGTCAAATATCAAGGCCAGATTTGGGAGTGTGTTGCGGACGCCCCGGCTGGAACGGCTCCGCAGGGGAACGCCTCCACTTACTGGGTTCTCCTCGGAGCGAAGGGCGACAAGGGCGACACGGGTGCGCAGGGTCCAAAGGGCGATGCCGGCGCCACAGGTGAGCGGGGGCTGCAGGGTCCGCAGGGGCCCGAAGGCCCAAGAGGCGACACGGGCGCCAAAGGCGACAAAGGCGATACTGGGGACACCGGTCCTACGGGATCTCAGGGCCTACAGGGCCCGCAAGGAATCCAAGGTCCGAAGGGCGATGCGGGTCCGTATTATTCCCCTTCGGTAAGCGTGGACGGTGTTCTGTCGTGGACGAACACGGGGTATCTTGCGAACCCCGACCCCATAAGCCTCAAGGGTCCGAAGGGGGACAAAGGTGATATAGGCGACGCAGGGCCGCAGGGCGAACGGGGTCCGCAGGGCGAACAGGGTCTGCAGGGGCCGCAGGGCGAACAGGGTCCGCAGGGGCCGCAGGGCGAACAGGGTCCGCAGGGCCCGGCGGGTGAGTCCGGCGCTACAATGTTCACCTGCGGCACAAGCGATTTGACGGCGGGTTCTTCCCCGCTTGAGACGGGAAAGCTATACTTTGTTTATGGGTAAGGACGGATATGGCTAAAGGTGCGTATGTAGGTGTCGATGGTGTAGCCCATAAGGTCAAGAAGATTTATACCGGTGTAGATAATGTAGCTAAACAAGTAAAGAAAGGCTATGTGGGTGTTGGGGGTGTAGCTAGACCGTTCTTTGATGCTGAGCCGGGGTTGGAGTATTATGGGACTATTGATCCTTTGAGTGTAGCTAGACCTAATTTAGCAGCAACTACAGTAGGGGGCTATGCTCTGTTCGGTGGGGGGGGTTATACTGACGAGACTCCATACAAAGACGCTGTAGATGCTTATGATACCTCTCTAACTAGAAGCTCTCCTACAGGGTTAACTATAGGTAGAGCAGGTTTAGCAGCAGCTACAGTAGGAAACTATGCTCTGTTCGGTGGAGGTTTAGGGAGCAATAGTTCATATCGTGATGTGGTAGATGCTTATGATAGTAATTTAACTATTCATACTCCTGACTTTTTACAGACAGGCCGTGCTTATTTAGCAGCAACTACAGTAGGAAACTATGCTCTGTTCGGTGGGGGGTATGCGACCAGAGGTACTGTGTTTTTAGACACCGTAGATGCTTATGATACCTCTCTAACTAGAAGCTCTCCTACAGTTTTAAGCTCAGGTAGAGCAGGTTTAGCAGCAACTACAGTAGGGGGCTATGCTCTGTTCGGTGGAGGTTTAGGGCGCAATAGGTCATACAAAGACACTGTAGATGCCTATAATACTTCTTTAACTAGAAGTACGCCTACAGTTTTAAGCTTAGGTAGAATATTTTCAGCAGCAACTACAGTAGGGGACTATGCTCTGTTCGGTGGGGGTTATAGTCTCGCAACTTCATGCAAAGACACTGTAGATGCCTATAATACTTCTTTAACTAGAAGTACGCCTACAGTTTTAAGCTCAAGTAGAGAAGATTTAGCAGCAGCTACAGTAGGAAACTATGCTCTGTTCGGTGGAGGTTTAGGGAGCAATAATTCACACAAAGACACTGTAGATGCCTATAATACTTCTTTAACTAGAAGTACGCCTACAGTTTTAAGCTCAGGTAGAGTATTTTTAGCAGCAACTACAGTAGGGGACTATGCTCTGTTCGGTGGGGGGGGTTATACTGACGAGGCTTCATACAAAGACACTGTAGATGCCTACTATCAACAAGATGCTCAGTATGTAGATTTAACCATAGAGTTCATGAATAAAGCTTACGGGACTGACATAGAGTATAAAGTAGATACACGAATATCTTTATATGAAGTTGATGGTTTTAGACCTGTAGATAATAAATATGCTATAGTATCCGCAGATGACACAGGCTTTGTTTACCCCCCATTGAATGTTAGAATTAAAAAGGGAATACTTTACGAAATTTATGACGAACTACCTGGTATTACTACTATAAATAAATCAAACTTTAAAGCCGATTTAATTCCTAGTAATGACTCTGGAAGTTTAACATTTGATTACGTTAATTCTTGGTTCTCTTTAAACCCTAAATTTCCAAACAAAAGCATTACTATTCAGTTAGCTATAACAAAGAAAAGAGTTATCCAGTAGACCCTCCTTAAACATCATGAAAAAGAAAATCGAAAAATATACCGGGGATAAAACCTACATGTTCCCCAATGGTGCAATCGCAACTAAGGAAGCTGTCCTTAAGCAGTTTCCTGCTGCATTGTCTTTCGTCCACTTTGTTGAAACCGATGAAAACGGTGAAATCATGTGGGCATTCCAAAATCTCTCTGCAATGAGAACCATGTATGAAATCGACAGTTCTCTGAGCGAAGAGGATGCTTTGAAGAAGATAGAGGAGATCATCAATACTCCTCCGCCTGAACCTGAACCGTCTGCCGAAGAACGTATGGCAGCAGCTATGGAGCTGCAGGCTCTTAACTCCCTTACCGACGTGGAGTAACGAAATGAATTTCGACACCATCAAGCGCAACTACGACCGTGGTCTCTGGACGGCGGCAATGGTAAAGATCGCCGTTAAGAAAGGCGTTATCACCCACGACGAATACGAGGCCATCACTTCCGTGACGTACGGGGATACGCCCGAAGAAGTGCAGGCAATGCTCACGGCCAAGGTTCAGAAGTACCTCGACACCACGGCTCAGAAACTTGGCTACGATTCCTGCCTGTCCGTGTGCTCCTACGTGGACACGGGGGTTGCCAAGTTTGACGAAGAGGGCGAAGCCTTCCGCAAATGGCGATCGGCTGTGTGGGCTAAGGGCTACGAGATCGTGGCTCAGGTTCAGGCGAGTACGCGCCCTATTCCGACGGAAGAAGAGCTCTTTGCCGAATTGCCGGCGATCGCGCTTGGCCGAGAAGAGCTCAAAGAGTAAGGGTAATCTCTAAGTGGGCAAACCATATAGGCGTTTTCCCTAGGAGTACAATAGAGATGCGCACAATGTCGTGCGCATCTCTTTGTTTTTATGGGGGGGGGGGAAGCAAATGATGTCTGAAAACGTTATGCCCATGTGTTGCAACACTGGCTTGGGTACCGGACTCGGCGTCGGCGGCTTCCTCGGTGCGGCTTTTGGTGGCGGCGGCTGGGGCGGCTGGGGCGGCTGGGGCGGCTGGGGCGGCGGTTGGAACCGTGGCGGCTTCGGCTACAACACGGGTCTCGACAACGCTATCCTCGATGGCGTCAACGGCGTGGCTAACTCCGTCAACAATCTGAACACGGCCAACCTTCAGGGTCAATGCCAGATTCAGGCGGGCGGTGACCGCAACGCCGCTCAGATCATCAACGCTCAGAATCAGGGCTTTGCCGGCTTGAACACGGCAATCATTCAGAACGGATATGAATCCCGTTCCCCAAGGAAACGCCGAAAGAGCAGGGGGTGGTGAATGCTTAACACGGTTCTCGACGACGTTAAAAGCGACTACGGGCTTCTTGAAAAATCCGGAGTAACGACGGCCGGTGCTGTCGGAGCGATCAAGCAATCCGTTCTCAAGTACATGGCAACGGGAACTTTGTCGTATCCGGAGGGGGTGCGCTTGGTTAGCAGCCTGCTTCTCATTCTTGTTAAATACAAGGAGGACTCTAAAAATGACACTTAGCGCTGAACACAAAGAGAAAATCTCTCGGTGGTGCGACAAGATGCTTTCAAGTCTCGATAAGGAAATGGAGATGGTTGACGAGGAAGTCGAAAAGATGCGCTCGGAACCTCGCCGTTGTCCTATCTGCGATTACGAGCGCATGGTGAAGACACGTCACTATCTGCTCGAATCCGTGCATGAAGCACTTGCAATCAAGGGTCTGATCGGAAGCTAATCGACTGGTGGGGTACAATATGTACCCCATCTCTATTTACTTTGATGCACTAACCCAAATCATCTTTTTCTCGGCACGCGAGCCGACAACAACAGATCATGTTAAATAACCTAAAGCACAATCTGCTGCAATTAGCCATTGCGTTGGATCAACTCGCCAACGTCCTACTGTCCATATTCACGGGGAACAAGGCGTGGGGCGATGAAACACTCAGCGCGCGAGCCTATCGTCACGCCTGCATTAAAAAGGATAGAACGTGGCCCATGTGGATCATCGACCATCTATTCTTCTGGCAGGACGAACACTGCAAGGCGGCGTATGAATCTGAAATGGAACGATCCCAACTTCCCCCGTCCATGCGCGAGTGAAGGCTACGACGGGTGGTAATAGGAGCGAAAAATGAAAGACAACGAAACGTTGCTTAAGGACTTACAAGCTGAGCTTAACAACCTAAACGAAAAGATAGTTAAGCTCGTCGCTTTTCTTCACGGAAAAGAGGAACATGAAATAAGCAGGGATCACCTTGCCCTTCTCGTTGAACAGCGCGAAAAAATGCTTGCCTACGCAGACGTGCTGCGCCTTCGAATTGATCTCGTGCGCTACGATATGCGCGTGGACGAGAGTCTTCGCAAACTAGAATCGGAGTTGAAATGAAACACACGTACGCCACGCTCAGCGATCGCGCCGACTCCCGCATCTACCCCCGAGTAAGCGCCTTCTTCACAAGAAACAACACCCTCAGCAGATTTTCTTTTGGTGACACGATTCCAGACCCGTTTCCCGTTGGAGACACGATTCCGGACCCGTTTCCCGTTGGTGACTATCCGTCGCGTCCGAGCCTTCTTGACGACGTCGAGCGAGAGAACCGTGAGTTGAAAGAAAGGCTGCGCCGTCTACGGCTTGAAGAAGAGAACAAGCGTCTGCGCCGAGAGATCGAACGGCTTGAGCGCGGCGCACCGCCAACGGATTTTAAGTTATAATGCGCAGCGAACCAGCTCACCTAGAAAGTCGGAAACGACTTGCTGCGCCGGGGTTCGGCGGACGTGAGCTGTGTTCGTGCTCAGGGTGTAATCCCCGTAACGACATGGCGGAGCGAGATAAAGCCTGAGCACCGCGCGACTCTTTTGGGATTTTGGAGGCTACAAAATACCCGACCCGGTAGCTGTGACCTATGACGACAGCGGTCTCCCCGATATATGAGATGGAAATAGTCGGTTTTTCTCCTTTGCCGATGACAAGCCCGCTTGCGAAAAGCAATGCGGGTTTTTCCTTATGTGGCGTATAATCCGTCCTAGGAAAACAACGGGGGTTTAAAATGCCCGAAAAATACAGAGAAATCCTTACGGGCTCCTCCGCTTGGCTTGCGCTGTTCACCGCCGCAGGAGGTTGCCTAGTGAACTACATCACGGAATATAGAAATTCAGGACGTCTACAGTTGCGGTGGCTCGCGGCTGATCTGCTCACAAGCTGCTTCCTAGGATACCTAGCTTTTTGGCTCATGGTTGACTACGGATTTACCCTATCTGAGTGCGCAATCGGTACGTGCGTCGTCGGCAACCTCGGATCGCGCGTGTTCGACATAGTGCGGTTCAACCTTAGCAAACGCGGCGTTATGCCGCCTGTACAAAAGAAAAGTGAACGCTACGTAGGCGACAAAGACAAATGCAAGTAGGCTACTTCAACACGGATGAGTTTAAATCGGCGGACGGGAGAGAGTCCCCGTGGGGCGAGACTGTGGTCGATCCCGCGCTTCTGGAAAAGCTCAACGAGATTCGAGAGGCGTACGGAAAACCCGTCGTCATCAACTCAGGGTACCGCTCGCCGGAGCACAATGCCGCCGTGGGCGGCGTGAAGAACTCGATGCACGTACAGGGCAAGGCGGCCGACATCCGTCCTACGACCGCGAATGCCGCAGACCTGCCCGAGCTTCAGCGCATTTGCGATGAGCTCAACGCAGAAGGAGGCGTGGGGTTCTACAACACGTTCTGCCACGTTGACGTACGCGGCCGCCGCGCCCGTTGGGACAACCGCAAATGAATGCTAATGTTTTGACCGTTCTTTTGCTCGCTACCGTCGGTGCGATCGGCTACTTGGCCGGCGAGCACTCTGCGGCGGAGGACTACCGCGCGCTTATCGAAGAGGCAACGAAGCAACGCGAGGCCGAACGGGATAGTTTGTTAAAGGAGAATCAAGATGCTTGGGCTAAAGAAGCCGAACACCGTAAAGCGCTGGCCGCTGCCAATGCTAATGTGCGCACTCTTACTGAGCGGCTGCGCAACGCCACCCGCACCAATCGACTGCCCGAAACCACCTCCGCTGCCCTCACACATCTCGAAGCCCGAAATGCCGAGCTTCAACGCCTACTCAACCGATGTTCAGGTCTTCTTGACCGAAGCGTTGGAGAGTATGGCCGATGCGCCGTCGGACACGACACAGCAGTAGACCTGTACCAAGCCGCGCGCAAGTAGCAAAAAGCCCCTCGATCGAGGGGCTTTGTGTTTTAGTGACCCAGCCTTGATCTCAACGAACGCCAGCCGTCAAAGTTAGCGTACGTCAACGGGCGAGACGTTGCAGTATGCTCCATTGGCGACCAGTGCCCATCCATGCTAAGCCGCTCGAACAGCGCAAGGTCTTCTTCAATCGTGGACTGCGTCCCGTCGTGCTTGAGATACGACAACCGTGCGCATCGCGCGGCGGACACGAGGGGAAGTTGATCCCACGGGAGGCTATCCCGCTCCTCCACAAGCACGTACGGATAGTGATCCTCCCGACGAACGGGGATAGACAACCGCATTGACTGATGGATGCACTGCGCCAGCGTTTGGATCACGGGGTCAGCGTCCTTCGCCAAGCGCTGGGTGAAGAACCGCTCCCACCGCGTGGCCGTGATGAGGTGTCGCACGAAGCTAAACGGCTCAAGCAGTCGATTGACGTGCTGCTTATGAACGCCAAGGTCCGCCATGCGCCGAGCACTTGCGACCACGGTCTCTCGCGTGAAGAGCCAGTCGGCCCGTGCCTTTGCCGACTCTTTCGGCGAGAGCTCGTCCCCACCCACCATGCCGCGCTGATTGCGGTAGAAGTGTGACGGGACATAGGTGCAGTCCTCGATGATGCGATCCACGGGTGTGGCACGGGACGAAGACACCGAGTTGGAGAAGTCCTTGTGCCGCAGCACCTCTGCGTGGATGATGCGCGGATACACGCATTCAATCGAAATAATGCGACGTCCGTTAAACGTAGAATCCTCGATGACGGTTGCCGAGCACTGCTCGAACTCAACCGTTGTGTCATTAGTTGTCTTGTACATCTATAGTTCTCTAGGTCGTGTGATTATCGTTGTTCAGCCGTTCGCACTCGTCGGCTTCCTTCAGTAATATCTCGGCCAGCTTTCGCGCGTGCTTCGGGTCCATGATTGCAGTGGCGCCGCCAGTCGCTCCGTATCCCCAGCCGTTGTTGAAGTCCTCGACGTGCAGATACACCTCGTACCCATCGCTGGAGCAATTTTGGCAGAACACGTCTACGGACCCGCCGCCGATCTCCTTTAAATCGAGTACAGTCATTTCCCCGTACCCCCCAGGCCGTTGGCGCCACGTATTGGCGCGCTCAAAGTTTTTTCCTCAGACCACCCAAGTCGGTCAATTCTGTTCGTAATAGTTGAACGACTTAGACCTGTAATATCTGCCCATTCTGCGAGTGGCTTTCCTAGAATCATTCGGTTTGTCCTCCTGTTCCTGCCCTGCTCTTTCACTGTTATCCATCGGCAATTGCTCGGTTCGTAGTTTCTGTTGTTGTCGATTCGGTCGATTGTTAGACTTTCGGAATACTCGTTTGAGAGCGCCCAAGCTCTGAACGACTCATAAGAATTTGCCCATTCTTCGCAAACACGAATCCCGCGCCCGCAATGGTTTTTGAAAATACGTTGACTACATCGGCACTTCATTGAGTGCCATATCTTGTAAAGTCTGGAAAAGGTTTCTCCGTGCTTTCTTTTTGTTTCACGGTTGAACTTTATTGTACTATCGCGTTTTTGGCATCCGCACGATTTTGTGTTTCCGGAAGTGAGACTTTTTCCGTAAACTACGACATTTTTTCCGCAACTGCAAACGCAAAGCCAACGAGTTCTTCCGTTTTTGCTTGGCTCTTGGGAAATAACAGTTAGTCGAGAAAATTTAAGGCCAACAAGCTCAAGGGCTTTAGTCATAACCACCTCTGCATGGTTGCTCTGAAGAATGGGGCGGCAGGGCGTTCAGAGTCCGCCCTTTCGTGTTGCAATCACTAGCCGCTAAGAGTCAATTATACGCCGGTAGAACCAAATCCTTTTCCGCCGCGTTCCGTCTCGCGCGTCTTTTCGACCTGCTCTATCTCGGTCGGCTCTAAACGTTCAACCATAAACTGCGCAATCCTTTCTCCTTTTTTTAGAAGAATCGGCAATGTTCGTCCGAAATTGACGGCTTGGATTTTGATTTCGCCGTTACTAAAATCGCTGTCAATAATCCCCGTGGACACTTGGATGCCGCGCTTGCACAGCGAGCTGCGCCCGTAGACCTTGACGCAGAACCCTTCGGGGGTGTTGAGCGCCACGCCCGTAGGCACAAGCACCCCCTCGGCGTGCGGCAGGATCGTGTCCTCGCTGACGTAGAGATCAAAGCACGCGGCTTCCTTCGTTCCCTTCGTAGGCATCTTGGCTCCTTCGTTGAGCAGTTTGATTCCAAGTCTCATTGTTCGTTCTCCTTTTCAAAATCTTTACGCCAATATTTCCACGATCTCGGTCCAAACAGCACTCTAGGATCGTCCGTCATCGTGTATTCGCTCGGCGGCTCCGTCTCCAAGAACTCCCATCGCTCGGACCCGTCATACTCCTGTCGGATCATCATGAACTTCAACCCGTACAGGCGAAGTTTCAAGTCGATCGTGTTACCTCCAAAGTTCCACGGCTTGTAAAGTATTTTCTTCGCGTGCTTCTCGAAGTCGGATTTGTGCATTCGCTTGTCGCCGATGCAAATCCAATAGACGTTGTCCCACTCTTTGCCGTTTTCCTTCAGCGCCTCTATGGTCTCTTCCCATAAAGTGATTGAGTCTCGCTCTGTCATTTCAAATTCTCCTTTATTCTATTTCCGATCCACCGCACCACGGGCACGGCCCATGAGTCCCCGATTGCCTTGTACCGTGGCGCATCGGGACAGTTTTCTTTTGTCTTACCCCTATACGGAATTTGCGACCTCACAGGGGAACGGCTCGATCTCCGAGAACCAAGCCGCCTTCCACCCTAGCGACGCCCACGCTACGGACGCCGCCTCGATCCCCGAGCAAACGGAACCGAATCTCATTTGTCTTCTTCCTTTCCGAGCACAGCATCAAGCACGCGCAGCACGGTCCAAATCGAGCTGACGGTAATGCTGGCCGTGTCACGGCTCTCCATAAACAACATCTTGAGGTACGGGTTCACGCCCGGCGTGGACTCCACAAGCGCCAGCTTCGCAGCCTTGGCTCTCGTCGCCGCATCCTTGCCTGCGGGTCCAAAGGACTGCCGTCCGCTTTTCCGACCCGCAGCTCTGCGCAAGTACCAACGCGCTTTGCGCAGGTCGAGTTCCGTGCTGTTGCCTTCCTTCTTGCCCGCACGGAAAAGATACTTCATGGCCGAGCCGAGCGCAAACGGGTAGTGTTCAATCAAATCGATGGGCTGATACCCGTCTCGCCCGCACGCTTCATAGTGCTTGGGGTGGTTGACAATGTCTTCACTCATTTTCTTTCTCCTTTACTTATAAATAAACGCGCTGATGAGTAAAGATAAAACTGTCATCGCGGTGGCAAGCGCGAAACAACCGTCATCCTTCGTGGCAAGCGCCCAAGCTAGAAAGACAACGGCAAGCACCACGATAACGTGATACATGAAAAGGCTTATTCCCGTTAACATCATTTTTCCTTTTTAGATAGTTCGTTTAACAAGTCCTCGGCGCGCTCTTTGAACTCGGCCGGCGTCAACAGCCCTTCCTTCATGGCTATCTCCGTCGTCGTCAGCGCACGATCAATTGCCTTGTAGCGAAAGTAGTTCGTAATAGCTGAATCCACAACCATGCCTACGCATATCAAGGCCAAAAGCCCAAAAAAGTACAGCAGTAGCTTTACACTGAGATCGTCCATGCCTTACTCCCACGCCTCGTTCTTTTTTCGCCAAACCTCTTTCACCATCCAGTCAAGGTCTTTGGCAAACGATTCCGCCTCACTAGTCCCCATGCGTATCTCTACCTCTCCGGCCTCGTTCACCTTTCCGGGCAGGACAAACATCCGGTCGTTTTCGATAATAGCTCCCGCGACCGTGGTTTGTACACGCACTTTAACGAACAGCCTCGGCGTTGCATTTTTGTCGTCGAACATCACTCCTCCACCTCCTCGAACCAAGATGGCGAAAACTGTGGGCACGGGGGCAGCGGTGGGGGCGCAGGCGGAAGCATACCGTCCGGCCACGGATCGAAACGCCAACCACGAAGCACTCTTTCGTAGTAACTTAAGATGTAATTTATCCCTTCTTCGTCTAGCTTGCGTACGCGACTTTTGCCCGTCTTGATCTTTTCTATCCTGTCCTTTCGCACGCACACACCGTACTCACATCCGTGTTCTCCCAAGGCGATCACCTCCACAAACCCAGATGTGGACGACATCTGATCTTCACAGCTTTGTTGAAGCTGCTCGCCAAACCCGGGGAAAACGGCTTCCAATTTGTCCTGCAGCTCTTTGTCTTTCAATCTGTATTCAACTGTCATTTCTCTACTCCCAAGAGCGAAAGCGTTTGACCAACACCACCCTTCCGCTTGGAAAATCTGTTATTGCCCACTTTCCGTTGTTGAACGATCCTATGCGGCGGAACACGTGCGCAAATTCATTGGTGAGTTCTACGCACATCGGCACTCCTTCTGGGGGTATTACGTCCGGTTCATTCCAGACGCCGGGTTCGTACCCCGCGCGCCATGTAACGTCTTTCCCCGGGACGTACAGCACCCACGACTCATTCCCTCCCTTTTGCATCAACTGTAGCCTAGCGAGCTGCTCAAGCCCAGACCCGTCGCGAACAAAGCTGGCGTTCGCTAACGCCCTGCCGAATCCCGGGAACAGCTTTTCAAGCGCCAACTGCGCGTTCGCGTCCACAAGCGTGTATTCCTTTTTCATTTCTTTTCTCCTTTCATAGCATCGAGCAAAAGCTCTTGAATGCTCTTCTTCGTCTCGACCCGAGACATGACCACCTCGTCGGCGGTTCCTCGGGCAACTATGTTGTAGATAAACACAGGTCTGTCATGTCCCGCCTGATGCTGTCGGGTCGGACCGATACGTTCCGTGATCTGCATCCGCTGTTCCAAGTCCCACCAATGACTGAAGAAAACAAGGATGTTTCCTCCGTCCTGCAGGTTGAGCCCGTGTCCCGCTGACTGCGGGTGCGCTAACAACAACGGGATTCTACCCTGATTCCACTCTTGAATAGTATTGGGGTTTTTATCTAAGAGCCTTGCCTGCGGGAAAGCCCTAAGCAGCCGCTCCGCATCCGGCTTCCAATGGTAGGCCACGAGGATAGGAGCGCCGGCAGCCTCTTCCACGATTGACTTAAGCGCTTCGATCTTGGCGTCGTGCAGCTCGTGCCACTCCCCATCCGCATCGTAGATCGCGCCCGATGCGGCCTGCAGGCACTTCATGGTCTTGGCCGCTGCGCTGAACGCCTCGATCTCAACGCCCTCAAGCTCCGTAAACATTTCACGCTGCAACTCGTTGTAGACCTTCTTGGCCTTCGGCGGCAGGTCCACGTAGACGTTTGTCACGATAGGGTCCTTCAACGGGAAATAGTCCTCGGCCTTTACGGTCAAGCACAAGTCCGCCATCTTTTTCTGGATTTCATCCTGAGACCATTCGCACGGAACCCATTTGACAGCGAACGCATCTGACCCAACCTTGATCGGACGGAACCACCGGTTCTGGAATCGGCTGAACGACTTGGTCAAGCGCTCACCCTTGTCGAGGAACCACGCTTGACCCCACAGGTCCATCAACCCGTTAGGCGCGGGCGTACCCGTCAGCTCCACAAAGCGCTCGGCGTGGAAAGCAACTGCCGCAAGCGCCTGAGCGCGTACGCCTCCACTCCGTGTGCGGTAGGACTTGAGCCTCGTTGACTCGTCGGCCACGATGATCTTGAACGGCCATTTGCCCGTTGTGTCCTTGAGCTCATGCAGCAACCACACGATGTTCTCATAGTTCATCGTGTAGATGTCTGCAGGAGTGTGCAGGGCCGCACGACGCTGGGCGGCAGAGCCGACGATAGGGGAAACCCTAAGATGCGACAGCTCCGCCCACTTCTTCACTTCATCCGGCCACGTGCTCTGTGCCACGCGCAACGGGGCGAGAACGAGCGCCGGCGTAATGTCGAACACAGCGTTCAGGTACGAGAGGGCAAAGAGCGTGGAGCTTGTCTTGCCCATACCCATGCCGGCCCAGACTGCACATCGCGGAGTGTCGATGATGTGGCGGATGATGTCCCGTTGATATGGGCGGGGAGAAAAACTACGGGGCGTCATCACAAGCCTCGCTGTTTTAGCATGTGCCTGGTGCACGAAAATTTCAGCTCGTCTTCGATTGGCTCCAAGTCCCCGTCTACCACGAACACATCCAACCCGGCGACTCTCAATCGGTCATGCTCCCGTAACTGCTCCGGACGGGGTTTCTCGCCGGGCGCCTTGACCTCAATGAAGAAGTGGCGCCCTGGCATCAGCACCAACAGGTCAGGCGCACCGCGACGCCCGCTCCACTCGACCTTGCGAACCTCGCCCCCGTACGACTTGACGAGGGCTTTGATTCGCTGCACGACCTTGGCTTCGGGCGTCATGCGTTGCCCTCCGTCATTGTCATCTTTTCCGGATCGTCTTCGTCCTCTTCGCCGGCCGCGGATATGTTCCGTATGCCGATGTACTCACAAGCCGCCAGTAGGGCCATGTCGTTGACAACACAGTCGGAGTTCAACGGATTATTAACCATGAACTCGGCCGCCGCCTTTGCGGTCTTATCGCCCCTAAGCGCATAGCACAGAACTATTAGTGCTGCCGCAAGCGCGTCTACGCGGCGGTCGCACGCTTCACTCTTCGCGTAGCTGAGCGCCGCTACAATGTCGCGCTGCATACTATCGCACTTAAAAAGAAATTCGGCTACATTCATCTTTTCCATCTTTCTTCTCCTTTTAGTCGAGAGATGCGCAGGTCCATCTTGTCCATCAGAGCTTTGTAGTTGTCCGCCGACATGCGAACATTATTCACGTACGAATAATACTCTGGCCTTTCATAACTATGCCATACGGTAAAACCCTTATACCAGCCGTACCGCTCGTCTCTTTCGTCTTCAGGTTTGTCCATCTAACTCCATCCTAAGCAAAAAGTTTTCCAACTTGGACGCTTCGACGCCGTCGTGAATCTCTTTAAGCGAGCATTGCTTCACGATGGCAAGCACATACGGCATCCCCTCGTCGATGAACGGTATGTAGCGCTTGTCGTAGGACCCACCGTGGTGTAGGGCGACAAAGACTTCGGTCACCGCGCCCTCCGTCTTTTCAAGGATGTCCATGAGCGCGTCTGCATCGTTCATCTTTGGCACGAGTTGACGCGCCGTGCGCACAATAGCGCCGAGCGTACTCACGGTGTCAATGTCAACGGTTCCGTTACGCATTCTCTCGATGCCGTAATGCGCCCACAGTCCGAAGTCCGTGTTCATGGCCGACACCTTCTCAGGGTTATCCACGTGCCACCAAGTGAACCCCCGCTTGTACCGACGAGGGTTGTAGTTCTTACGCGGCTTCTTACTCTTTGCCATCATCAATCCTTTCTGTATCGCGTTGCGGTAAACCCTGCGGCTGCTAGGGGTAAACCCTCAGCCCACGGGATGTCGGTCGTCATCAGTCGCGCCAAGTCCTTGTCGTCAAGTCCGAGATAATCGGGGACTTCGCAAACGATTTCGTCGTGGATGTGCATAACAGGACGCATGCCGGCGTCCTCTGCGTGCCGCAGTCCTGCCATCAGAATGTCACGAGCCGTCGCCTGGGTCCAGTTCTCAACAATTTTTCCAGAATATGTACGTATTCTCTGCCATTTTCTCGTGTATTGATCGACACCAGTAAAGGTCAGATCGCATCGTTCTCCCTCCTGCGGCATCCTACAAGACGGATAACACACTCCCCTTCCCGACGGAAGACGCGCCGCAAGCCACCCCTTCGCCGGCCTGTACACCGTGATTCGATCGCCTGCCCTGCACGGATTTCCCGTCGTTAACGCACCCACCATAGCATCCGATGCTGCGCGCCAAAATGCAACCGTTGCCGGATGCGCAGCACGCCAAGCGTTCTTGATCGCATCGCACGCGATCCACGTATTCTTCCTGAGCCCGTGCGTGAGCTTCTTTGAGAGCGCCCAATCGTATGCGTCCGAAGACTTCACCCAAAAGGCGTGATCGATGGCCTCGTAAACGTGCGCCGCAAGTTCATCGAGGTTTACACCATAGGCCGGAGCGAACGTCAAGAACGCACCGACGCCACCCTGATAGCCTAGACCAAGCTCAAGCACCTTACCGATCTGACGCTGATGCTTCGTAACCTCGTCTGCCTTTATGCCAAACGTACGGGCATAGGTCGCCTTGTACAGATCGGGACCTTCTCCGCGATCAAAAGCCTTGAACGCCTCGATCTTCCACTTCTCGCCCGCGAGCCACGCAAGCACTCGTCCTTCAATGTTCGACAAGTCAGCCACCACGAGCTTGTGCCCCTCAGACGCAACCACGCACCCGCGGATGCAGTTCGACAAAGCGCGATTCGGATCGTCGTAGAACACGGGAACAAGATCGGCCTTGATAGCCTCGATTGCTTCTTCGACCTGCGCAGGCTTCATCGTACCGCGCGGAAGGTTCTGCGGCTGAAAGATGCGGCCGGCAAAGCGTCCCGTACGCGAAGCGCCCATGAACTGCGTCGTCCCGCGGATTCGTCCGCCAGCACCTGCAGCACGCCCAAGCGCACGGTACTTAGCGACCGAAGCAACGGCCGACGACAGGCGAAGCGCGATGAGTTCACGCACGGGTTCAGGCAGGTTTTCATCGTTGAGTCTCTTCTCAAGCGTGGCTTTCTGGAGATCCGGCAGCGATACACCGTACATGAATAGAATGTGCTTAAGCAGTTCGTCGCGCTGCATGGCCGTCTCGACAAAGCCCCCCGTGGCTTCCTGCATTTCCTTGTCGCCCTTGGCCTTCACGTAGTCGGCACACTTAAGCGCCCCGGCAACGAGCTCCATGTCGATCTTGATGCCCCGATCGTTTATGCTCTGATCGCAGTGCCAATCCGCCCACATCTGAGGCGTGGAGTTCCACGCATAGATGCGCTTGGTCATCTCTCGCATGGCCTCAACGTCAAGGCGGCAGTAATTGACGAAACGGGACCAATCCTCGGGCGCATTTTCCCGTGTCCATCGCTTTTCCGCAGCCGTAGGCTTGCAGAACTTAAGCACCAGACGATGGCCGTCCTTGTCTTTTGCCTTGTCCTGCGGAAGACCGAGCACTTCGGACAGGAGGCCGAGCGCACCGGGTAGCCCTACCGAGTAGGCAAGGATCATCGTGTCCTTCCACCGTTTCGGATCGCCGAAAGGCGCACCGAGTTTGTGCTTAAGAACGTTGCGGTCGAACATCGAGTTGTGCGCGATGAAAACCGTTTCCGGATTGTTCACGGCCTCGCGCAAATCCTCGGGCATACCAACGTCCAACGTCAAATCCCACACCTTTGCGGGCTCATTGCCCACGGCGTAGCCAAACAGCGTGATCTCGGTGCTCGGGTCTTCGGCATAGCGGTACCCGCCGCATTTCTTGATGTCGCACTTACTGTACGTTTCGAGATCAACCCAAAGAATCATGGCGCTTTCTCCTTTGTTCCGCCCATCTTTTATCTCTTCCTCGCTTCAGCCACGCTTTTGCTCTTTCATCTACTACCCTAGCCCCTGTCGCGTAGTCAAATCTTATGTTTTCCGATCGTGTTCCGTACCGCAAATTTTCTAGCCTGTTATCCGCTGGGTTCCCGTTTAAATGCAAAACGTCTATCTGTTCTTTACTCCGCGGGCCAACAAAGAACGCCTCAAGAACAAGCGGATGCACACACCTCGTGTTTCCTCTCCCCAACGAGACTGTAAGGTGCCCGGATTTAGTCTTTCCGGGCGACAAAATCCTTCCCTTAAGCGTTACGCTGAATGAATAGCACCTCGTCGAAGCGCTTCTTATAGCTTGCCTATCCTTAGATCTAACTCGGCCGGATGTGCTTACCTGATACCCTGCATAGTGCGGCACGTCTCTCCATTCTTCGAGCATGACTATCTCCTTTTAAAAAAGGGGCTCCGGCTTTTACACCGAAGCCCCACGGCTTACTCAGTCAGCTTTTTATTCCCAAGGAGAAGCGCCTTCGCCCTCTTCGCCGAAGCCGGTAGCGGCTTCAAGTTCAGGGAAGTCTTCCGCCTTAGCAACACCGCCGCCGCTCAGACGGCCGCCGTCCTTGACGAACTGCAGTCCCTTAAGACCGATGCCGACGCCGTCACCGCCGGTCTTGTGGCTGTACTTGTAGAACGACACGATGGCGTGAACAGTAGCGCCCGCGTACATCATTTCGCGGATTTCCTGTTCATTCATCTTGGTGCGGTCGCGCTTGTAGCACGGGATCACAATGCCGGAGTTGGCGTTGATGAAGAGACGACCCGCGTAGCCTGCGAGTTCTTCCTTGAGATCGCCATCCTTCAGCGGGAATTTGCCCTTGGCCTTCATGCCCGCGACAACCTTTTCACCCTTTGCGCCGAAGGCTTCCTTGGCGACAGCCACGATGCTGGTTTCGATTGCCTTGGCCTCCTGCGAGTCCTTGTCCATGAGCAGAGCGCAGCCGTACTTGGGCTTGGCGCCTTCGAGAGACGTGTTGGGCTCAAGGATGTGAGGGAAGCTCAACGTCACGTTTTCGAGAAGAATGGAACCATCAGAAAGTTTCTTAGCCATGATTTTTCCTTTGAATCAAATCACTTAACAACATCAAACATGGTGCCTACGTCCGTAGGCGTGTACTCTTCGCGTTTATCCGATTCCGGAGCGAGTACGGGCTTCGGTTCGGGTCGGACGGTCTCTTTCTTGAGCGCCGCCCATCCTTCGTCGCTGATGAGCCCTGCTTTGTAGAGCTTTTCAGCATCGGTCGGAGAAATGAGTTTACGCTTATATCGCTCTTCAGTCGATACGGACAAACCCGTAAGGATGTCGTCAGCGGTCTGTTCGTCCTTCCACTTGCGAGCGCCGGCGCGACCGAGCACGAGCTTGAGGCCGGGGAACTTCTGCCCGTTGAGCGCATCCTCCAAGAGCTTGGCCTCGAACTGTTCCGTCCAGGCGCGAACGTCGTCAAGCTGCTGAAAAATGACGGCTCGCTGTTCGGGTGTGAGAATCGGTTTTTCCTCGACGATCGGGAACTGAACGCCCACCGTGTCGGATACGCATTTGGCGTATGCGGAACAAACGCCCTGCGCGCGGCACCAGCGACACGTCTTTTTGCCCGGTCTGAACGACGGCGGCATGGAGCCGTTGAACTGTGCCCGTGCTATGGCCGCATCGGCGTAGATTCTATTCCGACGACTTTCGAGATGCGCGACCGTCGTCTGCCAAGCGTCGATGCCGCCTAAAGCCGACACCACGCGCGGCTGCACGATCACGAGTTCGGCGGTCTCGAACGGACCGAGGAAGCTCAACAAATCCATCGCGCCGAGCGCATAGATCGTGAGCTGAATATTCTCCTCGGCCGACACGGGAACGCCCTGTCCCCACTTTAGATCGACGATCTTGATGTCGCCGCCCTTGACGGCCACGAGGTCGCTCGTCCCGTGCGCATCCTTCTCGCCCGTAACGTCTTTGAGCGGCACGCGGGTTTCTACGAAGAGGTCGTAGCCGTCCTCCATCAACTGCTTGGCGTAGAGGATATAAACGCCGAGTTCGGAAAAACCCTCGATCACGGACGGGGCGTACTCGCCACGGATCATGCTCTTGATGATCTCTTCGGCCTTGGCGTGCGCCCGCGTACCCTCTTCAGCATAGGCCGAGGTCTCGTTCGGGATGTCCTTGCAAAGAAAGGCGCTCCCCGGGCAGTTCATCCAACGGTGCGCCGCCGACGGGCTAAGGATTGCGTGCGCCATCACTTGTCCTCCGCGGCTTTGATCTCGTCAACGAGAATTTGGAGAAGTTCGGCGTGCTTCTCGACCGGCACGGCGGTCAATCCCTTGAACCCGAAGGACTTGATGACCTGCAGAACGCGATCCGCGCCGGCAACACGGCTCAGAGCCATGCACTGCGCACGCAGCGCGGGAAGCAGGTCCTTCGGTTCTTCGGCCTTCGGCTCTTCAACAGCAGGCTCCGCCTTCGGTTCTTCGGCCTTCGGCTCTTCAGCCTTCGGCTCTTCAGCCTTCGGCTCTTCAGCCT